TATGGAATAGTATTGATGGAGTAGAAATTGCTCATTTTCATAAAGAATTATATGAAAAATATTTTGATATAGAAGGAATCCCACAGATTTCAATTATTAGAAATCCTATTGATAGGTTTTTTTCTGCTTCGATTTATTTGAAAAGAATGTATGGTCCTGATATTCAGGAGGCAGTAGAAGATAAATCGCAGTTCTTTTCTATGCTTGAGAATTTTCCTTTTTCAGAAGCTGTTAATTGGTATCGATCACAGACAGATTTTCTTTCTGAAAAAACAAAGATTTGGAGATATGAAGATGCATTGGGATCTAAGTTTGAAAATTGGTTGAGTGAGGCATTGGGTATTTCTTTTCATGTGGATGCATTTACGGATTATGTAACAGATCCTGACGAAGGGTGGAATAAATTGGAGAGGAGTGCTAAACTTATAGATAATATCACGTCCCTTTATAGGAAGGACATTGAAAAACTCTATCCCGAATTGGCAGCATAATTCTGGAAAACCCCAGAAACGAAGATTGAAGCCACAAGCACTACGACAGGCAAAGAAACGACTGAGCCAGTTTAAAAAGAGGTACATGGGTCGCCCCAAAGGCGACCTTTTGTCGTATTATGGGAGTATATTAAACGAAATACATGGCTGTCCAGCAAGAAATCAAGTCTCAACTAGCAAAACTGCTTGCTACTGAGGATCTGATGGTAGAGCACAAACAGGTCCCCAGTGCCCAGTTTAACGTCCATACACGGGTTCTTACACTACCTCTTTGGGAGAAGGCAAGCAATACTGTATATGACCTTCTGGTGGGGCACGAGGTGGGACATGCACTCTATACTCCTGATGAGGATTGGACATTAGATGTTAAAGTTCCTCCTCAATTCATAAATGTAGTAGAGGATGCCCGGATTGAGAAGTTGATGAAGCGCAGGTATATGGGACTTGCTAAGACATTCTATAATGGTTATAATGAACTACATAATGAAGATTTCTTTGGAATAGATGGTGAAGATATTACTAATTTTAATCTTGCTGATAGGACTAATCTATTTTTCAAGATTGGTAACTTTCTCCCTGTGGTATTTTCAGTTGATGAAAAACCGATTATCGAAATGATTGAGAGGTGTGAAACCTTTGATGATGTAAAAAAAGCAGCACTAGTTTTATATGAGTATTGTAAAGAGCAACAAAAAAAAGAAGAACCTATTCAACAAGACCCTAAACTTGACGGTCAAAATTCTGGGATGGATGGCTCTAGGACTGATATTGATACTAGTGATTCCGATTCTGGGGATGGTGATACTGGTGACATGGAAGATTATGCTACTACTGATAATAGGGTTTCTGTTGACTCTTCTTCTTTAGAACCAGAAGTCCAAACTGCAGAGTCATTAGATAGTAAGATTCAAGAGTTGGTGAATGTTGGTGGAGAAGAGAATGTATATGTTGAAATTCCAAAAGTAAATCTTGATACTATAATTGCTGATAATTTAGAAGTTCATAATATTATTGATCAGGACTTTGTACATCAACAGAAGTGTTATGATGAGAGAGCAGAAGATCATGGTATGACTGCTATTAATCTTTTTGAGGAAGTGGATGCTAAATTTGTAAAGTTTAAGAGAGAAGCACAGAAAGAAGTTTCATACTTGGTTAAAGAGTTTGAGTGTAAGAAAGCTGCTAATGCATACTCTCGTGCTGCTACTTCTAAGACAGGTGTTCTGGATACAGAGAAACTTTCGTCTTATAAGTTTAGTGAAGATATTTTTAAGAGAGTAACAGTACTTCCTGACGGTAAGAATCATGGATTGGTATTCATTTTAGATTGGTCTGGTTCTATGCAGAATGATCTGTTAGATACTTGTAAGCAACTCTTTAATCTTGTGTGGTTTTGTAGGAAGGTTCAAATTCCTTATGAAGTATATGCTTTTACTAATGAATGGTCTCGTGGTGCAATGGATTATAAAACTGGTGAAATTGCAAAACGGGATATTAGACAACATTGTATAAAGAAAGAAGGTATGCTTTATGTGGAGGATCAATTTAATTTAATGAATCTTCTTACCAGCAAATCTAATGCTAAGACAACGGAGCATCAGATGTTAAACATTTGGCGTATTGCTACATGCTTCGGTGTTTATCAACGATATACATATCCACGAAATCTTTGTCTATCAGGAACTCCTTTGAATGAAGCATTAATTTGTCTTCATCAAATTCTTCCTAAGTTCCAGAAGGAGAATAAACTTCAGAAGGTTCAGTGTATTGTATTAACTGATGGTGAGGCAAATCCTCTTCCTCATTATAAGATAGTACAAAGACATTGGGAGAGCGAACCTTATCTTGGATGCCGTAATATTCATCCAGATAGATCTTTCTTGCGTGATCGTAAATTGGGTAAGACTTATAAGTTTGGGTATGCATATTACAAATTTACAGAGGTTCTTATTAATAACTTAAAAGATAATTTCCCATCAGTAAACTTTATTGGTATTCGGGTTCTTTGTAATAGGGATGCTAATCAGTTTATTAGATTGTATGGGGATATGGAGAGTGTTAAGAGAGACTGGAAGAAGAATAGGAGTTTTAATATACTTAATTCTGGGTATGATGCTTACTTTGGATTAGCATCTTCTGTTCTTTCTCAGGATGCAGAGTTTGAAGTAGAAGAAGATGCGACAAAAGCACAGATTAAGAGAGCATTTGCTAAGTCTCTTAAGACAAAAAAACTAAATAAAAAGGTATTAGGAGAGTTTATTTCTTTAGTAGTATGAAAACTTTTCAGGAATTTGTGGTAGAATGCTCTCAGATGGATGAGAGTAGTCTTAACCGCATCAAAAGTAAATCGGATAAGGGAGGAATGGCTATCCTTTCCCGTAGTAGGGGTGACAAATCCGATAAAGAAAATAAGACTCGTCATGGAGAACTCAAGAGAAGAGTTCGTGGTGCTGGTCTTCCTGGAGGCACTAGTGTTTCTGGAAGATATACTGAGAAGGATAAGTCAGGTAAGGAAACTAAAGTTGGTGAGAGATCACTGGTAGTTACTCCTGGTAAATCTGGTAAGAAGACGTTCAAGAAGAAGGTTGAAAAACTTGGTACTGAACAAGGTATGAAGCAGAAGAAAAACTTTAAAGGTTCTTCTTCAGACAATCAAGACTCTGTTCTAATTCAGAGAAAGAAAGGAGGAGATGCAAGTTTAAAAGGAACTTCTAAAACTTCTTGGCCTGGTAAAGGCAAAAATGTAAACACTGGTAAGATGAAACCAGGTAGAACTGGTGAATTTGATACTAAAGTCAAAAAGAAAACTTTTACTTATGAACAAACTATTTGATGACTCCAATTGGCGCGAAGAATATAAAGGAATGAAAGTCCTTAATTCGCGTCAAATTGAACTACTTGAAAATGGACCAGATAGTCTTGCGGCTAGTTGGTCTATGCAGGCTATGAAGAATGATTGGAAAAAGAAGAAGGGTTATAAAGATCCTGAACCACCTGACTGCCAATCATCCTTTAATCAGTGGAGCGAATCACTACCCGACTGGGACGACTGGACAGCATGACTCATGCTGTTCAATCATCCTTTAAGCAGTGGGAAGACAGTATAGGAAGTGTCACTAAGGAGAGTTAAACACTTCCTCCATGCCTTATAATATGGTTATTGAAACACACACATCATGCTTCGCCTCAAAATGACTAATGATCAAATCGTTAATGAACTTAGAGATACATATGGTGTAGAGTTTACTGCTGCTGATGTTAAAGGTTATTGTGCATCTCGTGGGATGGCATATCAGACCGTTACAAAGCGATTGGAGCAATATAAAGTTGGGCGCGGTAAATGGAATTTAGAAGTAACACAAAAAGTGGTTGAGAAGATTGAGCGTTCCTTTAGTGCTCCTGCTGTCCAACCCAATGTAGAACAAAACCTTATCCCAGAAAAAGATGATACCTTCGTCAACTTTGGTCCTTTTAACGATCTTAAGGCCATTCTCAAAGCCGGTGTGTTCTATCCTACGTTCATTACGGGTCTTTCGGGTAATGGTAAAACGTTCAGTGTTGAACAGGCGTGTTCTCAACTAAATAGAGAGCTGATTAGAGTAAATATTACAATTGAAACCGACGAAGACGACCTTGTTGGTGGGTTCCGTCTTATTGATGGTAACACTGTATGGCATAATGGACCAGTTGTCGAAGCACTGGAAAGGGGAGCTGTGCTGCTTCTAGATGAAGTTGACTTGGCATCTAATAAGATTCTGTGTCTACAGTCCATTCTAGAAGGTAAGGGAGTATTCCTTAAGAAGATTGGTAAATTTGTAAAACCTGCTGCTGGATTTAATGTTATTGCTACTGCCAACACGAAAGGGAAGGGTTCTGATGACGGTAGGTTTATTGGTACTAATGTTCTGAATGAAGCATTCTTAGAGAGGTTTCCTGTAACATTTGAGCAAGAATATCCTACAGGTACTATAGAGAAGAAAATTCTAGGTAGGGTTGCTGCTACGGTGGGGGTAACTGATATTGACTTTATTGATCGTCTTGTGGATTGGGGTGATATTATCCGTAAGACTTTCTATGATGGCGGTATTGAGGAGATTATCAGCACCCGTCGCTTGGTTCATATCCTCCGTGCTTATAGCATCTTTAAAAATAAGATGAAAGCAATTGAGGTATGTGTAAATCGCTTTGATGATGAAACTAAGCAGGCATTCCTTGAATTATATGATAAGGTAGATGCTGATGTTGACATTTCGTCTAAGGATGAGGTATAATAGAGGAAACAAATTATGGTTAATGCTTGGAGTCTGCTTTACGATGAACTTTATGGAGATGATGAGATGAGTGAAACAAAATATTGGTATGACCATGATCGTAATACTTCTTATGATTGGGGTGAAGATGGGTTTAGTATGACTGGAAATCCCAATGCTTCTCCAGATACTATTTGCTTTGGAGATAGTAAGAGTAATGATACAATTGCCTTTACAGGATCTAGAGTTCTTGGTGGTTCTGGTAGTGATCACATTTCTTTTAGTAGTGGTGATCCCTATCCTACATTAGGTAGTATTGGTGTTGATCCTTTTGTTCCAGATCTTAGTCATAGGAAGCCAGCACCAAATTTAAAAAGCACAGTAAGTAAAAAATATCAAGAAGATGTAGGTATTAAAGATCTTAAGGATTATGTCTCTTCCACCTATCAGGGACATTATACAAATGATAGTTCAGATGTACAAACACTGGATCTTATTCATTCGGTAGGTGATGCTGAGTCCTTTTGCCGTTCTAATGCACTTAAGTATTTGAGTCGGTATGATAAGAAAGGACAAGCAAAACGTGATATACTAAAAGCAATGCACTACTGCTTACTGTTATATTATTTCAGCGGCAACACAAACAATGAAACTTCGACCCGTGGTTATGAAACTTTCTGATTCAACACTTTCAGTACTTAAAAACTTTTCGACTATTAATCAGTCAATCCTTTTTAAGCAAGGAAACAAATTGAGAACTATTTCAGTAATGAAGAATATTCTTGCTGAGGTAACAATCGCAGAGGAATTCCCTAAGGATTTTGGTATCTATGATCTTACCCAATTTCTAAATGGAATGGGTCTTCACCATAGCCCAGAACTCAATTTTGAGGCAGACAATTATGTGGTGATTAAGGAAGGCAAGATGCGTTCTAAGTATTTCTTTGCTGATCCTAATGTTATTGTCACACCTCCAGATAAAGAAATTAGTCTTCCAAGTGAGGATGTATCTTTTGAGTTGAGTACAGATCAATTAGATAAACTTCTTAAGGCAGCAGCAATTTATCAACTACCAGATCTTTCTGTGGTTGGTGAGAATGGTGTCGTAAAACTTCTTGTTCGTGATAAGAAGAATGATACATCAAATGATTTCTCTATTGTTGTTGGTGAAACAGAATCTGAGTTTGCCTTTAACTTTAAGGTAGAGAATATTAAGATTCTTCCAGGAACTTATGGAGTTGTCGTATCACAGAAACTTCTATCACGATTTACTAGTAAGAATCATGAGTTAACGTATTACATTGCATTGGAACCAGACTCTACATTTGAATAATTATGTCACGATACAAAGTCGAAGATGTAGAATTCGATAGTTGGACAGAAGCACAAGATGAAGCTGTCCGACTATTAGAAGAAGGTGAGGAAACTGTTGAGGTTTTAATATGGAGCGATAAACATAATGGATGGGGAATGCTACAAGAATTGAATTTGGAACGGGGTATTGAACCTAAAAAAGGGTGCTATAATACTCAGGTCCTTGCACCATATTATTGGAATTTAAGATATGAGGGATGAATTCCTTTGGGTTGAGAAATATCGACCCAAGACAATTGAAGAGTGTATCCTCCCAGAGAATATAAAGAAAACCTTTAAGGATTTTCTAAATAAAGGTGAGGTGCCTAATCTACTTCTTTCTGGACCTGCTGGGTGCGGTAAGACGACAGTAGCAAAGGCATTATGTGCTGAACTTGGAGTAGATGTTTATGTCATCAACGGATCCGACGAAGGACGGTTCCTTGATACCGTCAGAAATAACGCAAAAAACTTTGCCTCAACAGTATCCCTGTCATCAGATGCCAGACATAAAGTCATTATCATCGACGAAGCAGACAACACTACGCCAGATGTACAATTATTGCTTAGGGCATCGATTGAGGAGTTTTCGCGCAACTGTAGGTTTATCTTCACCTGTAATTATAAAAATAAAATCATCGAACCGCTCCATTCCAGGTGTGCTGTGGTCGAGTTTGGCATTAAAGGCAAGCAAAAGCAAGAGATTGCGGCTGCTTTCTTCACCAGACTTAACTTTATCTTGGACCAAGAGAGGTGCGAAGCTGACAAGAAGGTCCTGGCAGAATTAATCAATAAACATTTTCCAGATTGGAGAAGAGTTTTAAATGAATGTCAGAGATATTCTGTTAGTGGTAAAATAGATAGTGGTATTCTTGCACACTTTAGCGATGTAAAAGTCAATGATCTCATTAAAAACCTCAAAGAAAAAAACTTTCCTGAAGTACGTAAATGGTGTGTCGATAACCTGGACAATGATCCTGCTGTTTTATTGCGTCGTATCTACGATTCTCTTTATACATCCCTTGTTCCTTCTAGTATTCCTGCTGCCGTGCTTATTCTTGCTAAGTATCAGTATCAGATCGCTTTTGTGGCGGATCAAGAAATAAATCTGCTTGCTTGTTTAACTGAAATAATGGTAGAATGTAATTTCCTTTAGAATGTGAATTTAAATGATTGACTTTGATTATTTGGAATTAATGCAACTTAAACTTTGTATGGATATGACAAAGGATAAGATGTTTATGGGCGGAGACATGCGTAGACATGCTTCAATTACTGAAAAGGTTGAAACAGAATTGCGTATGTTGGATGGAGTTAGTGAAAATTCGGAAGATGAGGAATCATCATTTGATCGTCTTATGCGTTGGAAGAAGGAGAATCAAACCGGACGTGGGTATCCATGGACCGCTGATGAATTCGGCCGCCCATTATCCGACGAATCATGAAAAACATGAAAAACTTGCAGCACTTCTCTTATAGTGAGAGTTGCTGCATAATAATTATGCTTCCTCCCCTATATGTTAAGGAGAATCAAAAATGACTGAAATGAATGACACTTGGAAGGTGATGAATGATGTAGAGGTCGCATTTTCGGAGATCACTACATTTAGTTTTATGCTGGAACAACTACAAGAGGCAGTAGACAATGGTAATACTGATGAAATTGTAGACCTTACTCATGCACTTAATGC